CCGAGAAACAATGTAGTTTTGAAAAATGGGCCTCTTTAATGGATCAGGTGTATAAAATCAATGATAATGGTAAATGGGGCATTCTCTTTGCTATAATGTGCGCATTTCGTAGCAATATACACTGTATCGACCGTTTGTTTACAGCTCCTTTCTTTATGGGGCCTATGTCTTCAGGAAAAACGCAAATAGCAATTTCCATTCGCTCTTTATTCATATCTCCGAAAGTGCCCATTTTTAATCTAAATATTGGTACAGATGCTGCGATGTCTACTTTGATGAGTACTTTCAGAGATGTTCCGGTGGTTTTGGATGAGTATAATAACAAAGATATATCCGATGCTAAGTTTCAGGCATTGAAGGGGATTGTTTATGATGGTGATGGTCGGCAAAAAAGGAAAGGCACGTCAGGGAAAGAAATTGAAAATGATAAAGTATATGCTCCTGTGATTCTGTGCGGGCAGGAAACGCCGCAAAGAGATGATAATGCACTAATGTCTCGTATTATAGTATGTGAGGTCCCTAAGCCAAAGAATCGTACTCAGGAGGAGGTTGATCTGTTTAATCAACTCAAGGATATTGAGGACCCTAACAAGATAGGACTTTCGAATGTGCTTCTAGAGATATTAAAGCTTAGGCCATTAGTTATGGACCATTTCAGGACGCTCAAGCAGCAAGCCTATGATGAATTGAAAGCCGAACTGAACAATTCTGGTGAGATAGATCGTCTGATGAAAACAGCATCGCTCTTTTTAGCAACATGTAAACTAGTCGAAAGTCATACTAAGATGAATTTGCCTTTTTCCTACAAAGAGTTTTTTAAGATAGCTTGTGCCAAGATAAAGTTCCAGGTTGAACTGATTAGTAAGACTGATAAGCTTGCTACTTTCTTTAAAGCAATGGATGTAATGATTGATACCAAGGCAATTATTGAGAATCGAGATTTCACCATTGATACACCTGATAAAATAACTATTAAGACTCCTGGAGGAGAGAAGAAGGAAATTGCATTTCCTGCAGGAACCAAAATCTTATTCTTGCGCTTGAGTGCTATTTATACACAGTTCGCTCGGAGCTCTTATAACAACGAGGATTCAACTCAATCTACCATTGAGCAGAATCTTAGATCTCATCCGAGTTATATAGGGTGTGTGCATGCACGGCGCTTCAATTGGCATGAAGTTGTAGAGGTTCCTAGAGGAGGATATGAGGACGGTAATACTAATGATACTGTAACAGTTGATAATACTATGGTCAGGAAAGTGGAAAAGAGATTTACTAATTCAAGCTGCATTGCTTTAAACTATGAAATATTCCAAGATTTGTATGATATTGATTTGCGACGTTCTGGTAGTGAACTCCTTGCTGAATCTGCTGACGATAATAAGCAGCCATTACCATTTTAGTTCGATGTATTTTCTGCCTTATACTCCTCTGCCAGCTCCGCCGGTCGAGGAGTATTCTTTTTATAATAAAGCGGACATTTCAAATTGTATTCAACCCTATCATTTATGAATATCATCTCCAATCCCCCGGACCCCCTAAATTTAAAGAAATACAAAGCAAAGAGAGTGTAATTTTGAAAAGATAATTTTCAAAACATGGCGTCCAACAGTCCAACAGTCCAACAGCCAAAAACTTTTTAAAATGTAAATGCCTGTAGTATAGTAGTATATATCTTATTAAAGTAGTATATATATATCCAACATTGCTGTTGTTTGGTTGGACGTTGTTGGACGTGTTGGATTTACAGTTTTCTACATTCCAACAGAATAAAAAATGACCTGTCCAACAAAATGCCACTTAAAAACCTTATGTTGGATGTGTAGGACGTTGTCCAACAGTCAATCAATGTTATTCTTCTAATACTAAATGGCTGATAATTAGATAACTATTTATTATGTAATAGGGCGTGTTGGACGGTTGGACAGTTGGAAGCAAAAATAAATAAAAGTATTTCAAAAATATCCTTTAACTGAAAAGACTATGATTACGACTAGTATTAATATTGAGCCATATTTGGCTGAATACTTACGTGGAAAGTATAATAATGGTTCTGAAGAAGCATTCAGAATTCCAGACAATACAGACCTTTACCATACAATATGGACATTGATGGCTAAACGACAAAAAAATCAATCTCCTGTTGATAATGGTAATTTGGCGTTTATCCTTCCTGAAAGAAGAATCGGAAAGGATCCTAAAGTTTACAATTTCCTTTCTCCTAACTCTGTACGATTGATAGAGAAAGAAGTACGGCGGATGTTTAACCGTGAACTTCATGCTGCGATGGATGAAAATGATATGAATGGACATCTTTTAAAGAACCTAGATGTTGTGCATCATTTCATGTGCTCGTATTGCATTGATTCTATTTCTGAAGATGCTCTTTTAAAAAACTTCTATAGGTGGAGAGAAAATATACGCAAGAGGAAAACACGTCGAGAATATAAAAAGAGGTTAAAAAATGGGTAAAAAATGACCGACCGAACTATCATTTTTGTCCCCAAATGGCGAAAAAACGTCCGCTGTATGGCGAACTTGTTGAATACTAAACAATTATAAGATTATGAGAGAGTTAACTATTACTTTGAGGGTGAAACCTACAGGAAAAATGAAAAAAGAAGAATATCGTTTTCTTGCTGATCCTTTTTCTTTTACTCCTTCTATTACAGATTCGGTATCAGGCAAATTGTTCGATTGTAGTAAAGACATTACGATTGAAACTCCGGATGTAGATACTCTTCGGGAATTTTCCACTGCTAGGTCCGTTATTGTTTATTTGTGTGATTCTTCAGAAAAGTATATTGCAATAGGTACGGATGACATTCCAGCTTTGGTTTCAATTTCCGCAAACTTGAACACTGCAACCTTGAAAATTTCCAGTAAAATGCTCCAGTCGCCATTTTTGCATGTATAAACAGTCCTTCATAGCCTTCTTTCGACGAACTATCTTCGCTGAAAAGATGCGCTACAATGAATAGGACATTTCTTCGTAACTTACTTATTACATCTAAACTCTTCATCACGGCAGAAGCTTATGCTGCTGCCATGATGGAATGTTTTCCACTTCTGGATCAAAAGAACCCAGTACCAGGGGCTTTTTTCTTTTTATCGGATCCGCCGACTTATAAAGACCAGGTAGATAAGGCGGTGGCTAAACTTAAAAGAGAAATAGCATGTACTGCAGAACTTAAGAGTGTAAGCCTGACTAATGATTTCTCATCCGAGGAACTGCCTGAAGGCTCAATTGCTTATCATCGTATTTGGGGTACAATTACATCTAATTCATCCTGGTATTTCTCTTCAAAGCAATTTGAGAGGGATTTGATTGCTGCAGAGAGTAACCCTTCAATATCTGTGCATTTCCTTCATATTAATTCCGGTGGTGGTGAAGCTTGGTATTTAGACCGGTTGTCGGAAACAATGCACTCACTAAAGAAACCTGTAGAAGTCTTAGTTGAGCAGTATTGTGCTTCTGCCGGTTACTATATTGCTTGTCATAGTGCGAATGGAATACATGCGCTGACGAAGAATGATCAAATCGGTTGCATTGGTACTATGATCAGCTTTTATGACTTTTCTGCTTACTATGAGAAGTTAGGAATAAAACTAATTCAAGAGAAATCGAGTCTATCTCCACTCAAGAATAAGAAATTTGAAGATTTACGTGCTGGGCACCCGGAACAATATATTAAAGAAGTTCTTGATCCACTTACCGTTCAATTTTTAAATGAAGTAAAATCTTCTCGTCCTAAACTTGCCAATCTCTCTGAAGATGATCCGGTATTCCAAGGTGAAACATTTGATGCTCAACATTCGATTGATAAAGGGTTAATTGATTCTGTGATGACCCTTCCTGAAGCTATTGCCCACGCAAATTCACGTGGACAGGAATACTTGGATAGCATTTCCCTCCGAAATAAAATAAATCAGTATGTCTAATTTAACAATTAATTAATTATGAATTTTAGAGAAAAACTTCGAAAGGTCTTACAGCTTTTGGATTTATCCCAGAAAGCGGCAGATAAACAACTTGCATCTGAGGACATTACAGCGATTGCTACCCGTTATCAGAAAGAGTTTCAAGCAACTCTTAGAGAGGACATGGATGCTGACTCTAGGCAGCCAATGTCTCAGGAAGAAATGAACCAGTTGCAAGCGTTACTGGCAGGTATTGTACCTTCTACGGAAAAGACTGAAGGGACTGCTAATTCAGAGGAAAGTCCGGTAACTCAATCGGAAGCTACTCCAGAAGGTATTCTTGAATTAGCTAAGAACGTTGCAAAGCAAAATGGTGAATTACAAAAGCTAGTGAAAACAATGACAGAGCAAACAGCAGAAGATACTGCAGCTGCTGTTGTTACAACTCCTACTACAATGAGAATCAATGGACCTGGCACTACTGCCAAATACCTGTTTGGTATTGAAACTCCTATGTTTGATATGTCGAAACGTTGGAATAAGATAGCCGAAAATCCGAATTACTCTTCTACTGATATCGAAGAAGGTGAGGAGAAGGCTTTCTTTCAAGAAGTATCGGTTTTCTCTAAATCCCTTGCCAAACGTTATGAATATCTGAATAAGAATCATTTGCTTGATCCCGTGAAATTGGCTGCTGGCGAGTTTTCTACAGATTTTGCAGGTGTTGGTGATGCGAAAGTCGGTGATCAATATGTAATTCGTCGTCAAGATGCATTAATTGCACATGTACTGAAAGCACGTGATTTAACTCAGTTCTTTCCGATTCGTTATGGTATTCAAGATCATGACTTAGTTTTCAATACTTTCTTTGATGAAGTATCTCAAGGATGGCAAGAAGGTGAAGTTTGGAAAGGCGGCATGAAGCTTGAAAACGAAATGGGGCATGTTGATGATGCAATGATCAAAATGAAGTTTGGACCAATGAAGAAGTTGGAACGAATGTATATTGGTTACCTCAATAAAGAAGGCTCTGATCCGATCAAGTGGTCTTTGATTGAATATTGTATTGTCAATACTCTGGAAACAGCCCAAGTTGAACAAAACAAGCGTCGAATTCGTGGAATCTACGCCACTCCGGAAAAAGGTGTTCCATCTCATTTCCTGAATGCTTCCACGGGACTCATTTATACGCTGATTCGTTATTATCACGAGAATAAGATTCTCTTGCATGATGATGTAACTTATCGCTCTTACACTAAAGAGAATATGGTGGATGCAGTTAAGGAGTTTGTTGCTGATATTATTGAAAAATGTACGGAGGATATGGATCTGGATCAGCATGTTATTTACCTTAATAATTTGCATCAGACTTGGTGGAAAGAAGGTTGTCGGGCACGGTATGGCAAAGATCTTGATTTTACCGGTCCTGATAGCTATTTGAATGTTGTTCCTGATACGACACTTCATATCAAATGGCTTCCTTATCTGGGGCAAAGTTGCTTGATGTTCCTCGATATACCGGGGAATATCCAGTTCTTAGAATATATTCCGGGAGAAATGATGGCCTTTAAAGCTAAGGATGATATGGAGATGGTAAAGTGCTGGTCAACTTGGAAAGAAGGTACTGCAGCTGCTTTCTTAGGTCGTCGTTTCAAAACGCACGAAGAACTCGTTGAAAATAACTATGAATGGCAGCAGATATTCATGAATAAACCTTCTGTCGATGTGGCAGTTGATGCGACTGTTATTGATGCGAAAAAAGGTTTCTGGCAGGTTACTTCAGAGAACACAAAAGCAACTGCAATCACTGATATTAAAAATGCGAAAGCAGGTATTGGGTATCTTATTGAATGTGGATCTAAAACTAACGCTTCTACTATCTCGAAGTCCGGAAAGTTTGCTGATATCACAGCAAACTATACTCCGACAAAAGAGGGGGATTACATCCTTGTTCTTTTGAATAAAGACGGTAATTTCCGCGAACTTGAACGGTGTGTAGGAGGAATTCGTACTGTCAATGCAGTTTTGCAACCAAATCTTCCTGGCGTAAGATAGTTGTTTTCAGTTTTTTATAGGTGTTTGTTTTCAGGGGTGGGAGTTCTGCCCACCCTTTTTTCTTAATTACAAAATTAATTTTTATGAAAGCTAAAAAAGTTAGTAACCCTTATAAAAAAGGGAATCAATATGCACGTAAAATGCAGGTAAAGCTCTTTTTATCTCTTGCACTTCTTTTTGCCATTGTTTTTGTTGTTGGTATGTTCCTGGATCCTGATCATTCAATGTTTTGCATGACAGGATTCTCTGGAACATCTTTGGCTTCTATGATGGCCATTGGTAGCATAGATGACGTTTCTGATAAAGTAACTCATGGCTCGAATATAGCTTATAAGATTTATTTGATTGATGTTCATCAAATCAATTCGAATGTGAAATTTCCTAAGCCTAATGCTAATCGAGAGGTCGCGACAATACCAATGCTCTCGGGACAATATATGCAATATTTTGAGGCACATGATATTCCGACTTATGTGGGCAATGGGGAGAAAGGAGATATAACGACTTCTGGTACGAACCAATTTGTAGCAATCATGGGCGGTATGAGGGATCAGCTTCTGAACTTTACAGAAGAACATGCCGGCGGTAAGTTTGTGATTTTATTTAAGGAGATTGGCGAAGATCAATGGTATATCTTAGGAGAATATGATAGACCTATGGTATTGAAAACTTATGAAGCAAAAAATGACAAAGATGGCCGTTATATAACCTTCACTTTTGAACGTACTTCTGTGACACAGTATCATAAATATGTTGGTGATATTGTAAAGGCTCCAGCAGAGGTGCATGCAGCGGGGACTAAAGAGCTGGCTATTAAACCTACAAGCAACTCTTATGAGATACCAAATGGAACAGCTGCCACTTATGTCATTGAGACAGTATCAGGTTTGACAAATAATGATAAAGGTCGATATATTACCTTGACCGGTAGCGGAACAGATAAGGCAGCTACAATTGCGGACGGAACGACGTTTATCTTGGAAGATGGAGCAACATGGACTGCAAAGGCCGGTTCTTCTATTACATTCCGAGTCTTGGACCCTGCCACTCTTATTGAGGTTTCTGGAAGTAGAATTCAAACAGCGTAAGTTATGTACGGATTTAAAGAGAAAACGAAATATTTTAATGAGTTACGTAATACAGCGGTAGCTGAAGCAGATTTAAGTCTGCTTCAGGAAACTGCTCCGGCACATCCTAAACTCAAGATGTTTGCCCGTAACCCGCAACGTTATGCAGATGACATCCTTTATACATTGCTAGACTTAAAGTCAAAGGAAGCCATCCGGATAAATCGTCGTGAAATAGAAAAAGCTAAAGAAGAAACTGGAGCGGAATATATACTTGATACCGGTGGAACATGTGCTGGAGCAGAGATTCAATCAGACGGAAACACAGCAACTTGTTTGGGAAATCAGCCAGGAACAGAGGGAACTTCTGTACAGGAAGAAAAGAACTCTTTTGAAATCGATGCCGAGATTTACGAAAAACAGGCTGAAGCGGAACTTCGTGAGCAAGAAAAACAAGAGGCAGAGGAACGTGCATCTCAAGCGGAAGAACAAACAGAAGTTTTAGAGCAAGAGAACCAGGAACTGAAAGAAGAGCTTGAAACGGAACAGGAAGCAAGAGTTGAAGCCGAAGACCGTGCGGAACAGGCAGAGCAAGCCTTGGAAGAAGAGAAAAAAAAAGAACCTACCAAGGTAGCTCCAGAAAGCAAAAGCACGAAGAGTACCCGCAAATCGACTGGGAAAACCTCGAAGACGAAAACGTCCAAATAGCTACGATCCTATATAATGATCGTGTGGTGACTTGGAAAAAGATGAAGCAGCTCGATGAATTGCTGGATAAGAAACCGACAAGGCGTGCAGTCGTTGATATGGCTGAACTCCGGATCCGTAACTTACTAGCATTCTCCGAGCTGCAAACGTACAACGACACTGGAATGTTTCGGTATAAGCATCCGCTTATTGTTCATCGGTCGGAGAGAGCTGAATTGGAACGTTTACGGGCGTCCGACCCTTTGGAGTTCCTTCGCCGGTATAAGAACTGTTCCGATAACATTCGCAGATACGAATCCTTTCTAAAACGGCCTGAACGCAAAGATAAACGGTCGCAAGATAAAGAACACCTTCGTCGGTTTCGTGACCGAGAAGCCTTATTTAAATCAATTCTCGAAGAATCAAAGTAGATTATGGAAAAGCTAATAGAAGTATTTAATTTGGGTGGCCTACCGACTGCCCCGCTAGATTCGTTCTTAGAGCTTCAGGAGGATTTTAAGAAATCGGATCCTGATAAATTATCGAAACTACAGATGCTTATTATTACCCGTGGTTTCAAGTATGCATTTAAAGCCTGGAAGGATCCGGATGGAAAGCTGTGGATCATCGATGCCCATCAACGACGTAAAGCATTGCTTGCATTACGAAAGTCGGGGTTTATAATTCCTGAAATTCCTTATGAGCCTATTTTTGCTGCAGATAAGAAAGAAGCTGTTGAAGAGATAGCAGCATATAATTCGGAGTTTGCCACAAAGAATCCTGATACATTACTTTTTAAAAAGTACAATATAGATACCGATACGATGGAACGTTTTAACCTCGGTTATGAGGTGAAAGCTGTCGATTATTCTATTGCGACTCCTTTGTTTACCCATGAACATGAATCAGAAGGCATTCAGGAAGATAACATTGAGTTTTCTATTCCTTCAGATGAAGAAGATTCTCCAGGTTCTGTTTTTGCCCAGCCTGGTGATATATGGCTACTAGGCAATAATCGGCTGATGTGTGGGGATTGTCGTTCCAAAGCGGATGTATCTGCAGTAATGAATGGTCAATACGCTGACTTGCTTGTAACGGATCCTCCATATAATGTTGCATATCAAGGAGCGACAGAAGATGAACTTACTATTCAGAATGATTCGATGGAAAACGATCTGTTCGCCACTTTCCTTCGCCAAGTCTTTACTGTCATGTTTTCAGTCTTGAAACCGGGTGGTTCTTATTATGTATTTCATGCGGATAGTGAGGGGGAGAACTTTCGTGCATCTCTCCGGAAAGTTGGATTTAAAATAGCACAATGTTGCGTTTGGGTAAAAAACTCAATGGTCATGGGACGACAAGACTATCAATGGCAGCATGAGCCTTGTCTTTATGGCTGGAAACCCGGAGCCGGTCACTTTTGGAACTCGGATCGCAAACAGACAACAGTTTGGAACTTCGATAAGCCACAACGCAACGCCATCCATCCCACTATGAAACCAATTGCACTAATGGCATATCCTATATGTAATTCTAGTGCACCCGGACAAATTGTAGTAGACTTTTTCTCCGGATCCGGTTCTACACTTATGGCTTGCCAACAGACGGATCGAATTTGTCATGCGATAGAAATAGATCCACGCTATGTATCTGCAACTGTATCCCGATATCGGGCAATGTTCCCAGAGCAGGCAATCCGGTTGATCCGTGGTGAGGAATTGATGACTGCAGAAGAAACTCTAAAACTTATTGTATGAAAAACGAGCTGACACCTACCTCTGATGTAGATCAGATCACTCAAATCGGTGAAGAATATGTATCCCAGGTGCGCACATTTGGCGCACTTGGATACACACCGCAACGCATCTGTAACCTTCATGGACTTCGTGGGAAGGAGAAGTTAGCGTTGATTGTCCGGATCACTCTTACTGGAGATGTATATTACGATGCATACAACAATGGACGTGCTCTAGGAGAATACAATATTGATGCGGAACTGGCGAAAAAGGCAGAAGCTGGAGATATTGATGCTATTAATACCCTGGAAGAGCGTAAAAATTTACGTGTTGAACTAGACCTACGAAAACAATTGTTTGGAGTATGACACAATTAGACCACCTTGATAAAATACATCCGGATCTAATTTCGGAGTTTCTGACAACTGGATGTTGTTCAGGAATTCCGGAGGAGATTCGGCTATTTTTAAAGCAGTTGCAATGGGCTGCAGAGATATTTGAGTATGAGAGGAATATTACTCGAGCTGCCAAGCTGTTACGGCAGAGGATTAATGCTTCGCAGCAGATTAATATTGATGAACGGACCTGTAAGGCCCGTATCTATGCCGCTATAAACTACTTTAATATCGATAACAATGTATCTATCAAGGTATGGGAATCTAATTACGCAGACAAATACGAAGATTTAGCGAAATTATGCGCTGTAAGAGGAGATTACAAGACACAGGAGAAATGTTACAACGCAGCCTTAGAGTGCCGGCGTAGAGCTTCAGAAATAGCGGAAGCAGACCGTGATCTTGGCATCGTATTCCTGATCTCTCCGAACCTCACTCCGGAAGAGCTTGGTTTCCAAAAGAAATCAATAAAAGAAATAGCTCGCAAAAACAATGAAGGGTTTTATATCAACCTTATTGATTCTCTTCCTATTGAAAAAGCGGATAAGAAACGTTTGTTACGTGATGCTGATATTCAGGAGGCCGAAATTGTAGAACCTGAAGAAACTGGAGAGTAATATGGGAATAGAACTTTATTCACAATCATCGCAATCGCTTAGTGCAAGTTCTACGACTTTTGACTTGACTGCAACTTTTGAAGAATGTTATCAGAATGTAATGCAGATTAGAGCGAATGCCATTGATTCAAATGTACTTATTGTCGAAGCCGGCCGTGCGACAGGTAAGACGGAAGGGGTTATGGGGCCACGTATTATTCGAGTAGCAAACGATATGCCTGGGGAACTTTCGTTCTTGGTTCATAAAACATACGTAGCACTCATGACAAATGTTTGGCCTAATATTCAGGCGTATTTTTCCAAACCAGTTGGTGATGGACGGCGCTCCATGCTTGAATATGGTATTGACTATATTGTAGGTGAATCAAAAATACCGTCTCACTTCAGAAAACCTCGATATCCGATTGCTTATCCAAAGCATAGTATCTTATTTCGTGATGGTCATCATCTTCAGATGGTGAGTTCTGATCAGCCGGAATCCGTAGCCGGCCGATCAGGTGTTCATGCCTTTGTTGAGGAAATGAAACACAATAAAGGCGAGAAGTTAAAGACTCGTTTGTTCCCGTCTTTACGTGGTTCTTCGGCTTCTATTCGAATGTCTCCTTATTATCAGGGAATAACAGGTGTGTCGGATACGGCCCGCTTGGATTTAGGAGAAGATAATTGGTATGAAGAATATGAGAATAACGTCAATCAGGAGCTTATTGATGAGATTGCGTCCGCTGCTTTATATTTACATGCTGCTTTATATAAAATATATCGGAACAATCACCGGTTGAGAGAGGAAAAGAATCCTGTTATCATTGAAGCCCTACGTTTGGAAACAGAAAAAGCGAAACGTGTTGTAGCAACTTGGAAGCCACGCCTTGCGGATATGCGTAGAAATGCGAGTTATTATATCCGTGCTTCTTCTTTCGCTAATAAAGACATACTTGGGCCTAAGTTTTTCCGTACCCAGTTAGAATCACTTGACATTGATGAGTTCCTGACTTCTATTTGTGCAATCCGGAAGAAGGAAGTCGTTAATAAATTCTTCGCAAACTATCGAAAAGACAAACATCAATTCTCTGATGGATATCGCTATGAATCAATTTTGAAGTTAGATTTGCGTGAACACTTTGTTTTAACCTCCAGATATTTGAAGTACTATGATAAACGTGAACGGATTCTTCTAGGTTACGACCCCGGACACTTTTCCTGTGTTGTTGCTGCTCAAGAGAAAGATTATGGTCATGAACTCCGGGTTCTAAAAGAATTCACTTGCTACTATCCGGCAGAACAGCCGGAACTGGCAAAGCAAATCTTTGAGTTTTTCGGAACTGACGCAATTAATAAACAGATTGTGCTTTATCACGACCGGGCGGCCAATAAACGCCGGGAGGACCTCGAAAAAATAACTTCTGATGCTCGTATATTGAAAAGAGAATTAGAGAGTTACGGCTTTTCAGCTGAACTCATGAACGAAGGACAGTCTACTATTTACCACTGGCAGCAATTTAAACTTTTATTGCTCTTGTTTGGTGAACGAAGTAATGCATTACCTGTATGCCGGATAGATGAGAACGAGTGCCCGAACCTTTGTAGTGCTATTCCTTTATCTCCACTCAAGAAAACAGACGGGCGTATTGAGCTAGATAAGTCCTCCGAAGTTAAAGTACCGTTAAAGCACCAGGCAGGACTAACAACACAGCTTCCTTCTGCACTTATTTACTTACTTTTCGGGCTATATGGTGACAGAATACAAAGTGAATTAAGGAACATACCGGATGATTTGCCCGAAAATTTAGTAGTATAATGTATTTGTTAGAGTGATATAGTAAGTTCCGAATTTTGTATAATACTATGTGTTTGACATTGCTTTGGTATCTAAAATGCGGGTTATCAGCCAAAAGCCATTTTGAAAACAAAAATAAGAAAAATCGAGAGGCGAAATTCTCCACGCCCCGCTGAAAAAGCGGTTTGAGGTGCAAAAAAATGCATTTGTCAGGAAATATGACATCCCCCTGGGAGCGTCCTTTCAGGAGGGGGGTAAAAACGATAATTTCGGGCATGGAAACGACGATGACAGGCATAGGCGCACTGCAATGGGCAAAGGAGTTGTCTAAGTTGCCAAACGGCTGCTTTACCATTGCCTTCTTCCCTTACTCCAGGCAGAAAGGGGAGTCTTCCGAGAAGTTGGTTGTGAGGGAGGGCTGTACTTTCCGGACACAACTTCCGGAAGAACGATTCAGCATTGATAGTGAGAACTTCTTCCTCTTTAATGATGGGAATGGTGACCCAAAGATGTGTTATCGCATACTTATTCGTTACATGGGATTTCCTCAAGATGGATATAAATTGCATAAAATAGACTGGTTATGAGTGATAGTTTAGAGATGTTGGGAAATTATGGTTGCTATGTGGATACCGGAAGCACCATTTCCTTTCAGTTAGGAACGAATCCTGCAGCGGGGTTAAAGGATCCGGGCTTCGTTAATTCAAATACTGTTCTTCCTGCAGACTACAATTGGCAATCAATTGGAGGGTTCAACGTATGTTCACGTGGAGCGAATAACATGAAGTGCGAAGAAGTGGAGAGCGATATCAAGAAGAATCGTTTATTGCCTCGGTTGATAACAAAACAAGTTAACATGCTGTACGGCCTCGGGCCGGCTATATACATTAAGAGCATAAAGAACGGGAAGCTTGTTAAAGAATGGACGGACTGTCCCGAAATAACTACTTGGTTAGAATCTTGGAAGGATCGTGGTTTAGAGTCTGATTATAAAGAGGTGGCTAAGGGAAATATAAAGAACTACTATTACTTTCGTGATTACTTTGTGAAATGGCGCATGACGCTTGGTAACCGTATCGGGGAGCAATTACCAGTAGCTGGTCTTGAGTTGATGGAGAATAGACGGTGTCGGTTGGCCACACAAAAAAGGGATGTTGTCACAGAACTGATCAATTATAAGGACTTCACTCATATTGCCGTTGGACGTTGGAGTTATGGGGTTTCTAAATATTTGTTTTATCCACGTTTGGTGCTTAGTGATATTCGTAACATTAAATGGGCTGCAATATCCCATCATCGAGAAAAATCGGTTAGTGAATTCTATGGTGTAAATGAAACTCATGAAGGGACAAAAGCTTATATCAAGGGCTCAAACGATACGGCTAATTACATAAACTCTTTCTTAAGAAATTCGTTAGCTGCTAAAATTCATATTATCATCCCGAATGCATGGGCAGAATCAAAACGTGCACAGATAACGAAAATATGCAATGAAAATCAAGAGCGGAAAAGAAAGAATGAGTCATTGTTAACTTATAATGGGATTGATATCGGGACTACCTATAAGGAGTCGTATTTTCTAATGTATCTCAAGCAAGAACTCCGTAATATTAGTGAGTATCTTTCTGGGGCGGACAACCAGGGAAAGGCTTATGCAACTCTTAGTTTTAAAACCGGATCCGGTGAAGAGGAACGGTGGAAGTTTGAGGTTTTGGATTTGAAATATAAAGAGTATATTGACGCTCTTATTACTTATGACAAGCGTGCTGATGAAGTGCTACTTTCTTCTGTTGGTCTTGATTCGTCTATATCTAGTGTATCCAAGGATGGGGTCATCTCAAAGTCTGGAGCTGACGTATATTATAATTATTTGATTTACCTGATGTCGCTAACTCCGGATGATGAAATATGCTCTGAACCTTTTAATATGGCTATTCGGATAAACTTTCCTGAATTATACAAGCAAGGATATCGCTTTGGTTTCTATCGTGAAACACCTAGCCGGCAAGAAGAAGTAACTCCTAATGAACGACTAAATAAACAACAATCATGATACTGAAAGACTTATTTACAGACATCTCCGGATTTGCGGAGTTCGTGCCTGGTATTGACTCGAACACAAACCTTTCGCTACTTAATAGTCATGCAGTAACCGCTTATAAGAGAATTGCGAATATTGTGAGTGTTCCTGTATATAATAATATCATTAAAAAAGGTGCAGGTGAACTATACGATCACCTCCGAACTGCGTTGGCTAATCTAACGATGGCCAATGATACAGTCTTTGATGTACTTCGCAAACGTAAAGCGAATATTGATATCTACAAGTCTGAACAGGAAGCTATAAGAAGGGCTTATTATGAGAATTATTATAATGCTATGGATTCCCTTATTGCGCTCCTGAATAGTACCGAGGACTTAGGGTGGGATAAAACCAGGTATTATAAGATGCTTGATAAACTGCAGATAAAAACAACAGAAGAATTCGATCTTTTGTACTGCATTGATTTATCATATCTTTTCTTCTTTCGCTGTATTCCGATACAGATTGAAGTTTTGGAGGAGAATCTAACCGGTTACCTGGAACGTGCAAAGGAGAAACCATCCGTCTTGTCATTAATTAATCGAGCGCTTGCAAAGAAGGTAGTAGCTGTTGCCTTAACAAGGTTTGATATCTTGGAGTTTCCTTCCACTATCCGGAATCTTTTTGATGATTCAAAAGCAAGCAGATCCGGAAGGGATGAACAGGAGAGACTGCTTTCTTTATCTGTTCAGTTGCAGGAACAGGCCAATAGCTTGATTAAAGATATCGACTTATTATTATCTGATCCACAGGATACTGATATTGAGACTGAAACTTCATTCAATCAACCGGAAGATAAAATACAATTAATGCCATGATTGAGTTTTGTGTACATCAGGAAAAGTTTGCGGTACCGAACGCCTGGGAGGAATTGACTCCGGAACTGTTTGAAGGTATTATGGGAGATATGGACTTAGTCACAAAAGGAAAGCTTTCACCGGGTATGCTTCAGATTAAACATGTTTGCCGTGCAATGGGATGGAATCCGCGATCACTTGCTCGAGCTAAAGATGAAGATACTTTGTCAAACTTAGCTTGGTTAGGAGAACAAGTAGACTTTATTTTCCGTGTTACATATCCGGATCAGGATGCTGCTCTTCAGGATTTGTCTAAAGATGATTTTATTAAAGCGAAGAAAACGCCTCCGGAGAGATTGGATTTACCGATTGCCAGGTATCTCTCAAAACTGGATTATAAGTTCGTTTTGAATAGTTGCTTTTGTGTGCAATTAATTCCTTATGTATCCATTCAGGGGAAATTGTATCCTGGGTATAGTATCGATACTGGTTTTAATCAGCTGACTTGTTCCCTTACAGCCTTGCAATTTATAGAGGCTCGCTCCCTGTTGGGATGTAATAAAGAGATGTTACCTTTGCTTGCTGCTATTTTATATCATCCTGGTCCGTATGATTCGGAATCTGCACATACATTAGCTAAGTCGTTTGAAAGACTATCTTCAGAAACCTTGCAAAGTATTGCATTCAATTTCTCGTCGTTTGTTAATTATTTGTTTTCAAAGACACAGTTCCGGATCTTAGTTGCCGGTGAGAGTGAAAAGAAAAGTCTTATAACAACCGGTGCGCTTGAATCATTGTATAACTTAAGCAATGATGGATTAGGAGATATTTCGACGGTTGAGCAAATGAACCTAATCAAGTATCTTACAATTTTGCGTAAAAAACTGATAGAGGCTGTACAGAGCATGGGGAGTGCGGAAATGCCTGTTGTGGATATCGCTAAGAATACAGGTTTGCCAATTTCATTAATAAAACAAATTATATGATTTTCGAGATTCTCAAATATTATGCTCAGTTCCCGAATCATAGTAAGGTACTTGAGATCTTTGCAAAGGGGAGGAGTGATCTTCCTGAATACGCTGCAATTCAAGAAGAAATAAAAAGCCTACCTAAATATTCCCGGATCCAAGGATTAGACTATTATATTTTTGGGCAAAGTTTTGATTCTGTTAAGCAACGTGTTGATGGTATTGTTTCCGGGACATATTTGTTTGTGGAAATTGGTGATATCATGTCTAAACGTGATCAGAAGAATAATATCCAGGATGAAGTGCAAATGGCAGTCACTATTGCTGCAAAATCAGCAGAAATGGATCTGATAGAGGAAGCGATACAATCAAGGCGTACTCTTTCCATGATGCAACAGTTACGAGTTGCCATGACATCTGACCAGAGGAATACTCCTTGGTTGAAGGAATTGTCTTCGTCATGTCAAATACGACCGTTTGTAACAAAAGAATTTGCTTCAATTGGCTGGACATTGATGTTCGATAGAGAGGGTAGTGACTTATTTGATATAAAGCGTCTATTTAATCGTGAGTGATTGGCTAAATATTAGGATATATAACTTGTAAATATTGATAAAATGAAACGTGATACAAAAGAAGCTATTCAGTATGGGAGTGCTATTGGTATGCTTATATTAGGCTCTGCTTTGGCAATTGCAGGGTTCATTATGTCACATGGTGAAATACATGATAGTGTATTATGGCTCTTTGCGCAGTGCTTGCTATATGCAGGGGCTGTATTTGGAGTTTCAGTCTACATAACAGATCGGTTTAATAGGCTTGAGAATAAGTTGTTCAATAAAAAAGAGGAGGAATCAAAATGAAGGTAATCGATGCAATTATCATCCATTGCTCGGCCACACGTGCCGGACAAGATTTACGTGCAAAGGACATCGACCGGATGCACCGGGTCCGGGGATTCAATCAGATTGGTTATAACTTCATTGTTGACCTTGATGGAATGGTTGAAAATGGTCGTCCGCTATCCATCGACGGTGCTCACTGTAATACGAAAGGATTCTCTGATTCATCCTATAATAAACATTCTGTTGGCGTGTGTTATATTGGCGGACTGGATGCGTCCGGGAAGCCGGCAGATACAAGGACGTCCGCTCAAAGAGCTAGTTTACGGCAATTAGTCGCGAAGCTCTGTAAAGAGTATCCTATTATCGAGGTTCTCGGACATCGTGATACTTCTCTTGATCTGGACGGTAGCGGAGAAGTAGAGCCGGCAGAATACATCAAGGCCTGTCCCTGTTTTGATGTTCGTTCCGAGTTTTCTAATTTTCTTCGTAATACAGTGATCCGACCATGAAGCAGTCAATCTATATTATCATATTGCTGATGTTAGCAATATGTTTCGTATCATGCCGGACTCAATATATCCCGGTTGAGTCTGTTCGCACTGAATACAAAACACGTGACAGTATCCGTTATGATAGCATCTATCAGCGAGATAGTATTTATACACTCATAAAGGGTGATACAGTCTATCAGTATAGATATAAGTATCTGTATCGCTACCTAACAACGAATCGTACCGATACGATTCTTAAAAACGATTCTATTCGTGTTCCTTATCCGGTCGAAAAGAAGTTAAGTCGTTGGCAATCTATTAAAATGGAGCTGGGCGGATGGGCGTTCGGGATCGTTATTGTTTTTATTTTGGTAATAATCGGACGAATAGTATACAGATGCAAAAATAAGTAGTACCTTTGTCGCAGAATCTTAAAAACCAAACCACGTGAGTGGATGTACCTCGGCTAAGCGAAGCCGGGGCTTTTTTATTCCCTTAATAGCTTGATTTTGAACTTGTTTTTAATCCTTTTTTAGCTCAAGCTAAACAAAGCTAAGGTGTTGATAATAAACTTGTTATTGCTACGTTGTTAGAGCTTATTGTACTATCTTTGAAGTATAAAAATAAAGGATAAAGCATTATGAACGAGCAAATTACCAACATTTTAAATCAGAGCATAACAAAGACTAGCAAGATACAACAATTGCTTCTTTTAGGATTAACCCGCCGCCAAGTTGCGGATCTTGTAACAAACGGAAATTACGGTTTTGTACAAAACGTATATAAAAAGATGCTTGAAGCTGGAACCTTTACTACAGCAGCTAATACAACCGCTTTTTTACCTGAAATAGACTATACCTTTAACCGCCGCTTCGGAATTGAGATCGAAGCGTACAACTGCACTCGCAATCACCTTGCTCACGAACTTCAGGAAGCCGGAATAAACGTAGCAGTTGAAGGATACAACCATAATACAAGCGCACATTGGAAATTGGTAACGGACGCAAGTCTTTATGGCAACAATACTTTTGAACTGGTAAGCCCAATATTGGAAGGAGAAAGCGGATTGAGAGAACTTGAAAAAGTGTGTTGGGTACTTGATCTTTGCAACGCAAAAGTTAATGAATCTTGTGGATTACACGTCCACATGGATGCAGCGGATTTCAACATGAACACTTGGAAGAACTTAGCACTTAGTTATAAGAATATAGAGAACACAATAAACGCTTTCATGCCAGCTACACGCAGAGACAACCAATATTGCAAAAGCTTAAGCAGAATATCTGAAAGAAGAATACTGCAGGCAAATACGCTCGACGACCTTCGAGTAGCTTTTGGAAACGACCGCTATCATAAAATAAATCTTGAAGCTTACGCCCGCCACCGGACGATAGAATTTCGCCAACATAGCGGTTCTACGAACTTCACAAAGATGAGTAATTGGGTTCTTTTTTTAGGCCGAATGATTACCTTTGCGCAACAGGCGAAAGTTGAAACAGGAACAACGCTTCAGAATCTGCCTTTCTTGACAGATGATCAAAAAATATACTTTAAACTTAGAACGAAAAAACTTAGTAGATAATGAATAATAGAAATTACTTATTGCAGGATGGCGGCACAATAACCGCCACCTGCGCTGCAGATTTTGTAACCAAACTTCGGGAAGGTAGTCGTTTTGATTCTGAATGTACCGATCAGGAATATATGTTCAACTTTGCCGACCGATATCGCGACCAAACAGGAAACGTTATTCGTGCTGATTCTCCGGAGAATTTTATTGAAGATTTAATAGCTTTTGGGTATGTAACTGTTAAATAATGAATTTGATAAAGAAATTGTTATCGAAAGTTTTGTTTGTGATAATAATTTCTTTATCTTTGTGATGTCAAACAAAAGAGCTCTTTGAATGACTGATGAAGAAGCGCTAAAAGCGCGGGTAGATGAGTTAATTGAAAATCTTAACTACTACCTCCGAAATTATAACCGACTCATTGGAATTGGTTATAGAAAATCGGTACTCGACGCAGAAATAGAGAATCTCAAGCTTGAGATTCAGAGGTTATCTGCTCGGTAGAAAAAGAGTTCCTCACTCGACGGGGTGGGGAACTCATCTTCTTCATTATTTTGTTTTATCTAAAATTTATGTAAGATGGGAGTAAAAGAAGATTTTTTCAGATTAAAAACAGCATGCCTCGAGGCTAAAGGTTCTGATCGTGAAAAAGCGGAACAAGAGATGGATCGTTTCTTTGATTCGTTACGACCGGAAGACCAACAGGAACTGCAGGCGGCTATTGATGAAGATTTTGTTCGGATTCACCAAGTGGTTGATGATGCTAAAAAGATGAAAAAACAGATTGAAGTGCGAAAGATCTTATCTGAAGTACTTCCATTCATCTCTGTCTCTGAATTTGCTAAGCAATATTTTGATAAATCAGCTTCTTGGTTGCATCAACGCATTAATGGAAATGAGGTGCATGGGAAGGTAGCAACTTTCACAGAAAAGGAATTGAAAATTTTATCTGATGCATTGAAAGATGTTGCCGATAAATTGAATAATGCAGCTTCTGCATTATCTTGATAAAAAAGTCAAAATATTTTTGGGCTGTTTCGTTTTTCTTGACTATCTTTGTTTTTGCCAAGTAAAAACCACATTTTCAACTCCTCATATCGTGTAATCCGTAAAATCGGATTCCGGGTGGTTCCGGTTGGCGCACGATATGAGGAGTTGATTTTATTATTATGAAAAAAGCCTTTTTAAAGTTCCGAGACTTTCTAAAACGACCTACAGGTAGTGACATCCGCCCTGATTTATTTTTAATGGCATTAAGCATAACAATTGTTTTTGTTATCTCTATTACTTATTTTGTTATTAATAAAGAACATATTAGTAAGTTTACTAGGCCTGAACAATGGGGAAATTTGGCAATGTGCTTAGCAGTTCCTATATCTTTGGCTTCATTTTATATTCTATATTTTAGCTACGTTAATCAATTGAAAATAGCCAGAAATCAGCAATTTGATTCGACATATTTTAATATGCTTAGGGTTCAAAGAGAAATATATGAGAAGATAAATCAGAAAAAAGCTACATTTGTCGTTATGGCTCAAGATATAGAGAATACATTAAGTCTTGATTTTATTACAAGAATCGAAAATTCAGATATCAAATTTTTTGAAAAGGCTTACGGATATGCTCTTAAGCAGATTGGAACCTCAAATGGTGATATAATGCATTATTTTCGTCATATGTATCATATCATTACATTTGTGAATGACTCCGATGTTGATTTGCCAATGAAAAAAAAGTATATAAGCCTGATTCAGGCGCAAATGAGTAATGAGGAGCTATTGGTAATGTGCTTTAATGTGATTCATTATTGCTATAATAAGACTACAGAAAATGAAGAGTATATAAAGTTGTTAGATGATTATCATTTTTTTAAGAATTTACGTTGTGATGTGAATAACTGTCTGAAACAAAGACTGAAAACAATTTTTGAAGATACTACATTTAAACATTTATAGGAAATATGATTTATGATACTACTAGTGTAAATGGGAAATATTGGGCTTGCGGAGACTGGTGTAAATTAATCAATGATACATTTCATGAATATGTGGACTGTAATATGAAACTGTCTGATGATAAAAAAGCAGAATTAGGCAAACTCTATGAAGAATGTGAAAATGAAGTTGATTTTGCTAATATTTGGATGGATGAACATGAAATTTACAATTATATGTTTATGAGAGGTGCGTTAAATGCAGGGCTAATTTATATTTATTCTCAATTTGAGAAACAAATAATTGAATTGGCTAAGTTGGTGGATTCTGAATATAATCCTCCACGTGCAGGGGTAATAACAGATGCTTATGATTTTATTAAGAAGAAATCAGAATTAGATTTTTCTTCTTGTTATTTATCTTGGAAATATATTTGGGATTTCCAACAAATGAGGCATGCTTGTGTACATCATGATGGAATTACATATGAACAACGGCATATAGATGCTATAAAGAGATTTGGTCGATCTCTGAAGATAATTGAACATTCAGATGGAGGATGGGAAATCTGTTTAACGAAAAAGAACCTTATTGAGGTATCAGATAAAATGAGGTATTTCTTTGGATCATTAATTGCTGAATTAGAAAAATGTGAAAATAGAAAAAACAATAGTGTGGACAAAATAGAAGGAGATTCAAAATTTTAATTGATTTCCTTAAGGTAAAGAATATTATTATATAAATTATAAAATATGAAGAAAATTACTGAAACAATAGCCTGGGTATGTATTGCTATAGGGTGTGCCGTGTTTGGAATTTATATATATGGACTATGTTGTAACGACTATTCTGTACTTGGTGAAATTAAAGATACAGATATAGAAAGGACAGGGCAGATTGGAGACTTTTTTGGCGGTATAATTGGTTCTATCTGGGCTTTGGCTGGAGTCTTATTATATTTTTCTGCTTTAAGAATGCAATCTCAAGAGTTGTCTAATCAGATGCGCGAAATGAGTGACAATAAAAAGTTAATGCAACAACAGCAATTTGAGACTACTTTTTTTAATTTATTGAAAACACAACAAGACTTGAAAAATAGTTTAAAAGGGCAGTTCCATTGTATTATAAGAGGTCGTGTAGGTTTTAAATATCATTCAGAAACATGTGAATCAGACGCCTTTTTTGATCGTATATATTCAGAAATGAATAAACTATATGATGTTTATAAACAGCAAAAATATGTTCCATGGAATGAGACTGAGGTTAAACGGGAGATAGAAGATTATGCTATTTCCATTGAATATGAAAATGATCCTGAATATGATTATGAAGGAGAAGCAAGGCATATGTATGAACGGTATAATCGGAGTTATTCAACGTATATATATGCAATAAAGGAATCAACAGTGAAGCAAGCTCAGCAGAAACCAAATGAGATGTTAATGTGTCGATGTATTTATGGTCATATATTTGCTAGATATCAAAATGTTATTGGACATTATTGTCGTCATTTATATAATATTATAAAGTTTCTAGATAATGAAAAACAGAAATGTTTAAACGAAAAGGGGATTCTTCTTGCTGAAAGGAAAGCTATTGATGATAGATTCTCTACATATGTCGCTTTTATACATTCGATGTTAACAACGAAAGAATTGTGTGTTATTTTTTATAATTCTCTTTTGTTCTCAAAAGCTAAGATTCTATTTGTTAAGTACAATTTATTTGATAATTTGCTTAAGGAGAATTTATTAAGCAAGGACCATGCAGAATTAATGGAAGGAGCTATTCTAAAAACGTCCAAAGATATATTTCACCATATTATAGAAGAACTGGACGCTGATGATGTAAATAATAAGCTTTGAAAACACACAAGATGAAAAAAGTATTATTATTTGTTTTTGCAATTGGGTTGTTGACTTCTTGCGCAACCTCTGCTATTTCGTATCCAGAACCTTATGGGTTTTCTACTTTTCTTGACTATTCTCCATTGACAAATAAAGGGATTTATGTTACAGAATCTAATTCAGTTTCCTTTGACTATAAGATTTTGGGAAGTGTGTCTGCTACAGAAGTAAGTGGCTGGGTTAAAAAAGAGAAGGAACTTAAAGTCGCCAATAAGAACAAAAAGAACAATGTGGATGATATGTATGCTGATGTTGAAAGAAATCAATCTAACGGGAAATATATGCGTATGAGTCCTAGTCTTGACGCTGCGATGGAGCGTATGGCAAATACATTGAAAGAGGTTGATGCGAATGGTATTATCAATCTTAAAATTCAATGGGAACCAGATCGTATAATCATTTCCGGTATGGCTATTCGAAAATAAATGTTCTTTTCTTTTGTGCTTTCAAATATTATCACCATTTTTGAAAGGCCCAAACAAAATTAGTCTGAATCTTCTGTCAGCGTGTAATCTGAAAATATCAGATTCTGGAGTAATTTCCAGTGGGCGCACGCTGACAGAAGATTCATTTTATTTAATACTATGGATTTTAAAGACAGCATCAAACAACTTTCTGAACGAGTATTCAAACTCAAAGAAAACATTCTCACTGAAGAAGCTACTAAGAACGCATTTATTATGCCATTTATTAATGCACTAGGTTATGACGTATTTAATCCCTTGGAAGTAGTTCCGGAGATGACTTGTGATATCGCGATGAAAAAGGGAGAAAAAATAGATTATGCTATCATGAAAGATGGTGAACCTGTGCTTCTTATTGAATGTAAACATTGGGCACAGGATCTCAATTTGCATGATAACCAACTTATACGTTACTTCAATGTATCTAAAGCGAAATTTGGTTTATTGACTAATGGCATTATCTATCGTTTTTATACTGATTTGATTGAACCAAACAAGATGGATGAAAAGCCATTCTTAGAAGTAGACATTACTGATTTGAAAGATAACCAAGTAGAAGAATTGAAGAAGTTTCATAAATCTTATTTTGATGTTGATAATGTACTAAGTTCGGCTAGCGAGTTGAAGTATACGGGTGAGCTAAAAACTATTATTGCAAAAGAGTTTGTAAATCCTTCACCAGACTTTGTTAGGTATTTTGCGAAACAAGTGTATGATGGAGTTATTACAGCTAAAATTCTTGATCAATTTACTTCTTTAACAAAGAAATCAATCAGTACGTATATTAATGATTTGATTTCAGAACGTTTAAAATCAGCTTTGAAGACAGAGGCTGATGTAGAAAAGAAGGAGAATCAAGGAGGATCTTTAGAACAGACAGAATTTTCTTCTGTGGAAGATAACAAGATTATCACTACGGAAGAAGAAATTGAAAGTTATATGATTGTAAAATCAATACTTCGTCCGGTTGTTGATATTTCTAGAGTCGTATATCGTGATGCGCAAACTTATTTTGCTATATTACTTGACGATAATAATAGAAAGCCTATATGTCGTATGTATTTTAATAGTCTTTCGAAAAAATATATATCTACCTTTGATGAGAATAAGAAAGAAACAAAACATGAAATAAGCAGTCTGGATGATATATATTCTTTTGCCAAGGAGTTGAAAGATATAATTGAATGTTACGATAAAAAATAGATTATCTTTTTGCAAATTCAAATATTATCCTCATATTTGCAAAAGCTAAAAACCAAACATGTTAGTCATGTACGTGGAGCGACGGTTAATTGCTCAACGAAATTCGAAGGGCTTTTTTATGCCCATTAGTCTTCTTTTTTATAAGAGAATTTAATTTATGATATAGGCGGCTGCCTTTCCGATAAACTTTTTTGCTCTACGGAGTGACACTGTTTGGTTTTTAGCGAAACTCGGGATATGGCAGCCGTTCTTGTATTTACTTGTGTTCAAGAGAAATTGCCTAAATGCTAAAAACCAAACAGTTATGAAATCTCAAATCCTCAACACGCCAGTCGTGTCTGCTCCCGACATCAATGTCGCTAGCAATGTCAAAGCTCTCACAGAGCAAGTTAATAATCTGCAAAGTCGTTATTATAGTGCTTTAGCTTCTGATTGTGAAGTGCGCACTATTTCTGACCGTTGGTATTTCCGAGCTATTGGATTTACTAGTTTCGGCCTGATCTTCTTTCCTCTTTTATTGGCGGCTGCTTATTGCGTTTATCGGGCAAAGAAATGCCAGAAAGGAGGCAATAATCATGAGTAGACATCGTTTTCATGTAGATAAAGAAACATCATACTATCCTGATGGAAAGAAAGTGGATGTTTTTTCAGTGGATTGTGATGGAGATTTTGTAATTTCAGCAATCTCACGTGACGAGATTGTGGATTTGGTACAAGTTTTAAATTTTGCGTTAACTGATTCAGAAAATAAGAAGGAGGCTAATAATGGAAAATGATAAGATAACGGATGTCAGTGTTTATATCGCTGCCTTACAAACAACCTTTAAGCCTGCATGGGATGCCCGGCATACAACACACTGGTTTACGACCGATGAAGTTTATCAATCTATAAAGAAACTGGATCCGGCGGCAAATATCTCAAAAGAGGATATATTTAAAGCTATGACGGATGCCGGCTTTAAGTTCCAAAACCGTCCCGGAGCATCAGGGTGTGATTTCCGGTGGATGCTTGAACTGAAAAATAGCAAATAATCAAGTTCCGGAGAGTGAAACTATTCCTCTCCGGATTTTTTTTTGTCCTTTACTATCCATCTTTCCCTTGCTACATTCGCTGAAAATAACAGCGAATATGATTTCAGAAGATTTAGTCAAACAGCGATTTGTGCATGATACAATTTCTCAAGGTATCAATCTCATTTATCAGACTCAGGAGAATGTTGTCCGTACTTACCTGAATACTCGTTCAGGCAGACTGTTGTCAAGCTTGCAGCGTAGGCCGTTCACTATCCAGGAGTCCGAAGGCAAACAAGAGTACTTTATCCGTATTTTTCCGTATCTCCGTTATCTTGATATTCGATATCGACGGGGAAACGACCGAATATCACGCCATATCCGGAGCAACCTGGCTTTGTATAATCGAACTGTATGGGGAGTTCTTTATCATGAGACTTTCCCTGAATTGCGTTATGGTTACAATGAAGCCATTAGAAATAAGATTCGTGAGCAATTAGAACAAGCATTAATCTACGAACAATCTCAAAATTGGTAATATGGGAAAGAAGCATTTGTCAGAAGATGAAATAAAGTATATTGTGTCTGCTGAATCCGGTCAGGCCCAGCGGGAAATTCACGAACTAACCAAGGCCACCAAAGAACTCAAGAAAGAAGAGAAAGAACGTCGTACTGCGATGATCGAACTTGAGGCTCAAGGAAAGAAGAATACTAAAGAATATCAAAATCTAGAGAAGGAAACGAAATCGCTATCTAAACAGATTACTGATAATAACAAAAAAATCGGCACGCTGACTCGCTCTTTAGATATTAATGCTATGACCGGTCGGCAACTCAAGAAAGTGGCCAAGGAGTTAACTGCGACACTTGAGGATATGTCGGAAGCTGCGGATCCTGAAGAGTATGCAAAGTTGAATAATCAGTTAAGGTCAGTTCGTCAAAGGCTATCAGAATTAAAGGGAACCGGGCAAAATATTAAGTCAGAGTTCGGTCCGATGGAAACAGCTATGGGGAAATTGAAAGCTGTTGCAGTAGCGTTTATTACAGTGAAACTGGCAGGGTATCTGAAAGATATAGGAAAAAGTGCATATACTACTCGAAAGGAGTTCGCTAAGTATGAAGCTGTACTTCGTAATACTCTTCAATCGCAGGAGAAGGCTGCTGCTGCAATGAAAATGTTACAGAAACTTGCTGCAGACACGCCTGGCTCTTTGGCTGAATGGACAGAGGCTTACATTAAATTGGTTAATCGAGGAATAAAACCAACGACTTCAGAACTTATTAATATTGGAGATTTGTCTGCATCGCAAGGTAAGAGTGTGGATCAGCTTATTGAGGCTATTTTGGATGCAATGACAGGGGAGAATGAACGACTGAAGGAGTTTGGTATCAAGGCTAGTAAAAGTGGAGATACAGTTAAGTACACCTTTAAAGGGGTTACCACAGAGGTGAAAAACTCCGAAGAAGCAATTAAAAATTATCTTTTATCACTTGGTCGTATGGATGGTGTTGCTGGTTCTATGTCTACACAGATGCAAGAACTTCAAGGAATAGAGTCCAACTTAGGTGACACAATGGATAATTTCTACAATAAGCTAGGAAAAAGACTTGAAACCTACTTTAAAAATGGTTTGAAATGGGCTAATGATTTTATGTCCGGGCTAACCAAAGCTATTGAACCTCTCTCCGATACTTTTGAAACACAATTTGAAAAGGTGGTAGAATTACAGTCTACTTTACCTGCACTTGCAGCTCGATATGAAGAATTGAAAGGTAAGACATCTTTAACAAAGGATGAACAGGATGAACTAAATCAAGTGATCGAACGGGTATCATCTATTGTCCCGTCTGCTACTACGGAATGGAATAAGTACGGAGTAGCGATAGCATTGAATACAACTCGTGTTCGTGAATTTTTAGAAGCAGAGAAGGCCAGTCTTCGATATTTGCATCGGGAGGAACTAAAACAAGCTCAATCTGATATGGATTCTGCAGAGAAAACAATGAAAGAATATCAGGATCTGATTGCCAAGGGAGGTAAGTGGAAAACTGATAGGAAGTCCGGAGAGATGTTTTTTGTTAAGTGGAATAAGAAGGAACTGGATGAATTTAATGCCAAAATAAAAGAAGCTGGTGATTTATTTAAAGAGGCTGAAGCGCAGTCCAAGAAGTGGTCAGGAGAAGATATTGAAGCTAAAGTTAATGAGCAAATAGAGGCTGATAAAAAGAAATTGGAAGCACAGACTCGATTTAACAACATGAATAAGTCTATGTTGTCAGCGTGGCTGAAGGATGAGAAGAATGCAGCGGACCAATATAGGGAAATAGCACAGGAAATCTATGATAAGCGTTTTCCGACAACGCCAATAGAGAAAGATAAATCGGATCCGAATGCTGTTACACTCAAGAATCAGGAGTCAAATCATGAGGCGGAAATAAATCAAATCCGGTTAGTTGGGAGAGAAAAACAACAAGCGGAAGAAGATATTAATCAGGCTATCCTCAAGTCTGATTTGGACTATTATAATAAGCGGATCAAATTACTGGAGCAATTTAAGGCTAATGCTACAAAGTCGGCCAAAAAATCTGAATACCAAAAGCAAATTGTAGATGCTAAGTCTAAGCTGATCGATACGGAAGAAGCAATGGAAAAGCAAAAGATCTATGCTGTTGATAAATTGCGTCAGGAGGATTTGGAGAGAGAGAAAGCGGTAACTTCTGCGCAAAGAATGTTCCTTACTAATGAACTTGCTGCAAAGAATATTACTCGAGAACAATATGAGATGTTAACTCTTTCTCTAACCTCTTCGAGTGCAGAAACAAGGTTAGCGATTGAACAGCGGTATTTGAATGATGTCAATGATCTTGAACTAAAGAATGGAAAACTGAAATCTGATGCTGTAAAACAGGCTAATGCTGCAGTTTTATCAGCTGATCAGGATGCTGCCAATGCCCGTGTTGCCATCCAAACCAAAATGAATGATCTTACTAAAGATTTTAAAAGTCAGTTTAAACTCACTACGGTTGGGGAGGATTTGCAGGCGCAAATGAAGGTACTGGATGCAACTTACCAGGCACGCAAGCAACTTGCTGAAAAGGAAAAACTAGATACTCAAGAACTGGATATTGCTTACCTGAAAGCTAAGGAACAGTTAGTGCAGGATAGTGAAAATCGTATTAATCAGATCCGGAATCAATATGGACTTCTAAATCAACAACAACAATATGATTTGCAGCTGCAGCAACTTAAAACTCATCTTGAGAATGAAACGCTGACTCAGGAAGAATATGAACAATCAGTTCAGAATCTGAAGCGTGATTCTTATAAAAAACAGTTTGATTATTATTCGGATTTGTTTTCTGGTGCTGTTCAGGCACTCCAACAGGCTGAAATGGATAACGTGGACGCCAAGTATGATGCGGAGATTGAAGCTGCTCAAGGTAATACGGAGGAGGTAGAACGCTTAGAGAAAGAAAAAGCGCAAAAGAAACTGGATATTCAGAAGAAATATGCCGATGTTAATTTTGCGATTAAAGTCTCTCAAATTATTGCTGATACTGCTGTTTCAATAATGAGGGCTTTCGCTGATCTTGGACCAATTGCCGGTGCTGTAGCTGCTGCGCTCATGGGGGTAACAGGTGCTGCGCAGATAGCTTCCGCAAATGCTGAACGTAATAAGATTAAAAACATGACTCTTTCCGGAGGAACAGGTTCTTCAAAAGGATCCGGGCAGCGTGTGGCAACCGGTCGTGAAGATGGCGGCAAGATTGATGTTCGTCGTGCTCAAGATGGAAAGTTGTTTGCCGGTGCCGATTATGATCCGGATGCTCGTGGCTTTATTGACAAACCGACTGTAATCGTAGGAGAAGGACCAGCGGGGCAGTCAAAAGAGTGGGTGGCTAGTAATGCCGCCGTTGAGAATCCTACCGTTGGCCCTATTCTTGATATGATTGACAAGTCGCAACAGGCCGGCACTATCCGTACACTTGACCTGAATCAGGTTATACGATCCAAGATGGCAGGCTTTTCTTCCGGAGGAAGTCTTTCACAACCGCTTCCAGTAACCGGTACACCAAAAAATGACGGAAGTGGTGCAGCATTGCCTCCGGAATTAATGGAGAAGTTTGCTCATGCTATTATTGATATGAATAAGAACGGGGTAAATGCTTCTGTTGCGTTGAGTGAATTTGAGAAGAAACAGGAACTTCGTGATCGTAGTCGCCAAATTGGTTCAAAAGGATAAAAA